ATTGACCAAAAAATACGAAAAACACTGGAACCCCAATTTCGGTTCAAATGTTGATACACTTCTGTTTGAAAATGTATCGTTTACAACTGCAAATGCACTTGAAAAAGAGATTGCAACTACAATAAAAAATTTCGAACCTAGAGTCGACCTTAAAAATGTTGTGGTGAAACCGTATACAGACAGAAATGCCTATGATGTTACTTTGACGTTTTTTATAGCAAATGCAACACAACCAACTACTGTAACAGTTTTTTTAGAGAGAAACAGATAAAATGGCAGGTGCAAACTCAAATTTCAACATAACAGAACTAGATTTTAATTCTATAAAGTCTAGTATAAAGAATTATATGAAGGACAATGGTGTTCTTCAAGATTATAACTATGAAGGCTCTGCCTTATCCACTTTGTTGGATGTTTTGACTTATAACACACAGTATAACGCATATTATCTAAACATGGTCGCTAATGAAATGTTTTTAGATACTGCACTACAAAGAAATTCTGTTGTTTCACAAGCAAAACTATTAAACTATGTTCCAAAGTCAGCAATCGCACCTTCAGCCACAATCAACATTACAGTAAACAACGTAACATCAGACCAATCTCTGACATTACCAAAATATACAAATTTTTTATCAGAATCAATTGACGGTGTAAACTACAACTTTGTTAATGCAGATACACATACAGTAAATGTTGTAAATAATGTTGCACAATTTAATGACGTTGTTTTGAAACAAGGTAATGCACAAACATATTCTTTTACAGTTGACAAGGGAACTAACCCAAAATCATTGTTTAAAATACCAAATGCGGATATTGACACAACAACACTTTTGGTTGCTGTTCAAGAATCTTCTTCAAATACATCAATAACTAATTTCACACGTGCAGATAACTTCTTAACCTTAGATGGTAATTCCAACGTATTCTTCTTACAAGAAGGCATGAATGGTTACTATGAAATATATTTTGGTAATGGTGTTTTAGGTAAAGATTTGAATAATGGTAACATCGTAAGATTATCATTTATTTCCACTAGAGGTCTAAATGGTTCAGGTGCAAATAACTTCACTGCTATGGCAACTATTGGTGGTTACGGAGACATTGTTATTACACCAGTATATGCAGCTTCTCAAGGTGCCAATAGAGAAACTATTGATTCAATTCGTTTTCAGGCTCCAAAATCATATGCATCGCAGAAAAGAGCTGTTACACAAGACGACTACATTACCGCAATTCAACAGAACAATTTAGGATATTCTTTTGATGCAGTCAATGTTTGGGGTGGTCAACAAAATGATCCTCCAGTATATGGTCGTGTATTTGTTTGTGTCAAACCATCTGGTTCCTATACACTAACTGAGAATCAAAAATCAAAATTGGTCAAAGATGTTTTGAAACCAATATCTATTATGACGGTTGAACCAACGTTGGTTGATCCTGATTATACTTACATCCAGATTACAGCAAACGTTCTATATGATCCTAAGAAAACTGTTTTGACCGCTGCACAGATTAAATCTTCTGTTAAAAATGCAATTAATACCTATGCGAAGAACACATTAAACACTTTCAACTCAACGTTCAAAGCATCCGAATTTAATAATTTAATCAACTCTGTTGACACATCAATCATCACAAACGAAATTTCAATCAACTTACAGAAGAAATTTTTTCCAAATCTAACCACACCTACGACATATAAGTTATACTATGGTGCTGAATTAGATAAAGGTATGTTTTTGACTGGTATTTTGAGTTCACCAACAGTTGTTTACAGAAATCCATTGAACTTGTCACAAACAATACAAGGATTAATTATTGAAGAAGTTCCTTCATCAACTGGTGGTGTAGAATCCATCACACTTACAAACCCTGGTTTTGGTTATCAATCAACTCCAACAGTCACCATTTTAGGTGATGGTTCTGGTGCAACAGCTCAAGCTGTAGTTGTTAATGGTGTGATTAGAGAAATTAAAGTTTTAACCAAAGGAACAGGTTACACTTCAGCAATCGTAAAAATTACTAATGCTGCAAACGACACAACAGGAACATTAGCTGCAGCAACTGCCACACTTGAAGGTAAATATGGAACATTGAGAACATATTACAATAGCGATTTGAATGTTAAGACAGTATTCAACGGCAACATTGGAACAGTAGATTATAAGGGTGGTATTATTACATTGAATGCTTTTGCACCAATTCAAGTTGACAATCCATTAGGTCAACTAACTGTGACGGCAAAACCAGTTTCAACAATCATTTCATCAACTTACAATAGAATTATTACAGTAGATGAATTTGATCCACAATCAATCATTGTTAACGTAACAGCTAAATCAACATGATAGATACAGGACAACTAACATCTATACTGGTCAAAGACCAGTTACCGGAACATATCCGTGATAATTCTAATTACGAAAACTTCCACACATTTTTGAAGGCATATTATGAATGGATGGAACAAACAGGTAGAGTTTCAGATAGAACAAAGAATTTACTTTCTTATAGAGATGTAGACCAAACAACTGAAGAATTTTTAGACTACTTCACGAATGATTTTCTTCCGTTCTTTCCTAAGGAAACACTTCTTAGTAAAGAAGAAACAATCAAGGTTGCCAGACAACTATACCAAACAAAAGGAACACCAGCATCATATGAGTTCCTGTTTCGTGTTCTATTTAATTCCGAATTTGAAGTTTTCAATACTAAAGAAGCG